ACTTACTGGAGTTTAGTCGCTGACAACGTAAAGTCATCTTATAAATGCTAACAATTTAGCGATGGCAGCTTAATACTGCTAAACGGTTTGCCTGTACCGAGTAACAGAAACAGGCTTGACAAAATCACTCACAAATGATATAATGAACCTATGAAATTAATGAATAGTAAGAAGTTTAGTCTAATTATAGAGGGTATAGTTAGAGAAAAAAGAATACCGTATATGGATGCAGTTATCAAATATTGTGATGAAAATGAAATCGACACATCTACAGTTGGTCCACTAATAAATAAACAATTAAAAGAAAAGATACAAAGAGAAGCAGAAAAACTGAACTTGGTACATAAATCAAGTACAGCAGTTTTACCTATATGAGTAATGATAGTTATGAAGCATATAAACTATATCTTGCTGTTAAACTTCATTTCACTTCTCCTAGCTATGATTTCTTCAAACACAATGCTAAAGTCAACTCATCCTTTAACAAATTTATAGGTCGTAATGATAGATTTTTCTTTTATAAACTCACTACCAAATACAATAAAGAAGAACTACTTGAATATTATGTCTGTAATTTCTTCAATAATTCAAAAACTTGGATTGGCAACCTTGTTAGAGCAGACGGTGAAGTTAATTATACAAAGTGGAAAAAGTTTAATCAATCTTTTACATATAACTTTAGAAGCGATTGTGTACTACTTAATAATACTATCAGCTCTGATAGCATTTCTTTTGACGATTTGTTTCATATATCTCAAGGCCAACATCCAAGATTGTTACGGTTACTTCTTTCAGGACAAATTTCAGTACAAACAATCATCATCTTGGATAAGATACTATCGTTTATTAAAAATTGGGATAAAGAAATTTCTGAAACTGTTATCTGGCCTGAAAAGTCATTTAAGATTACCAAGTTAAAACCATTTGTAAATTTTAACTTGACAAAATGTAAGTTTATTATGAAAGAAATATTTGTATGAGTAGTGTAATACCAGAGTCAAATAGAATAGATGATAAAGTAATAGATAGAGTATATCAAAATTTACATGGTACTTTAGAACTGGTACTTAAAGATGGTTCTACCTACGATGGTAAGATTGATAAAAAGTCAATTAAGTTATCAGATGGCTCTTTAGGTCATGTTTACAATGTAAAAAACAAATGGTTTGATAGAATGGGTATGCCAATTGATAAACCAGTTAATCTAATAACAAGGGATAAAAGTGATGACTAAAAAATACATAAAGATAGAAAATGCAGAAAAGAAATCATTTGTATATATTGATTTTTGGGCGATGACTGAAGAAGACGGAAATGAAATAAGATTTTCAACTGAAGAAACCAATCGTTGGGGTTATATTATTTTAAAAACAGATAAAGATATTGATACAATTAAAAAAGAAATAGACGAAGAAGGCCATTTTGATTCCGATAATTATGAAGACGATATATGGGAATCTGATATGAACGATATTTGTGCTGTTGATTACAATAATTGTTACAATGTAGAAGTAGATACTTTACAACAATTGGCTGAAGAAAATTCAGATTGGGAAGCACATGGTTACGCTAATCAAGGATATAGAATAGATATATATGGAAAATTAAAAATAACTGAAGTAACAGATGAATATAGTAGCGATAACTCGTAGTCATAACAGCTCACTTTGTTTATTAAAAGACGGTGAGGTTGAACATCATATTGAAAATGAAAGATTGTCAAGGATTAAATACGACAATATTTGTTTTGACGCAATATATAAATTGCCAAATTACATTAATAAAGTAGATAGAATTTGTATAACAGGTATGTCAGTTTCACCAAAAACAGATGTCGCTAATACAAATCCAGTTTATGCTGATGCTATTTTTCGTTTAGGTAAATCATTTAATCAAAAAACTTTAATCAATGAAGCATTTTTAGACCATCATTATCATCATGCTAATTGTGCATTTTATAATTCTGGTTTTGAAAAGGCATTGTGTATCATTTTAGATGGTAATGGCTCCCCATATGTGCTATATGGAGATGACAAAACAGTTTATTATGGAAGAGAAGACAAATCGTGTTGGGTTTTAGAATATCCTAATGAAGCAACACTTATTCATAGAAATATATGTTATCCAGAAGGTATGCTGAGGAAGTTTAATATACCTAAAAATTATACTGTAACAAATGCTGTAAGTGAAGCAAGAGCATTTGAATTACTTTCACAACATTTTGGTTATCATGGTTTAGACGCTGGTAAAGTTATGGGTATGGCAAGTTACGGTAAAGAACAAAAAGGTATGCCTGAAATATACATAAATGGTGAAATTAATACAAACTTATTTAAAATGGCAGGTGTAAAGTATCTTCAAGGAGAAAATAAAAAAGAACAACTTAATATTGGTAATGCTTATGTAAATGTGGAAGACTACCCAGCACTTAAAAAAGATGATTTTCAAACAAAGGCAAATCTATCATATAAATTACAAGAGCAAACACAAATGAAAATATTAAAATATATTGAAAATAAAATAAAAGAAACTGGTGTTAAAAATGTTTGTTTAAGTGGTGGTTATTTTTTAAACTGTGTAGCAAATAATTATATAAGAAAAAATTTATCAAAAGACGTAAATTTATATGTTGAACCGTTGTCAAGCGATAGTGGAACTTCTATGGGTATGGCAAAGGCTTCATGGCATGGGTTTACAAAAGATAAAACTATAAGAAAACAAAAGTCAATTTATTATGGAATGAAGTATGACTACACACTAAACGATTTAAAAGGTTATGAATATATCAAATGTAATGAGAAAGATATTGTAAAAGAAATACTGGACCAAAAAGTGGTTGCTCTATATCAAGGTAGGTCTGAACAAGGCCCTAGAGCATTAGGTAATAGAAGTATAATATTTGATCCTAGAAATAAAGATGGTAAAGATATAGTAAATAAGATTAAAAAAAGAGAATGGTTTAGACCATTTGCAGGTACAATATTAAAAGAGTATGCTAATGAATATTTTGATATTGATGAAAGTCCTTTTATGATGTATGCTGTAGATGTAAAATCAAAAGAGTTGCCATGTATAACTCATGTTGATAATACTTGTAGAGTGCAAACCTTAGATGAAGAAATTAATCCAGTATTTTATAATATGATAAAGGAGTTTCATAAAGAAACTGGTGTGCCAGTATTATTAAATACATCTTTTAACGTTGACGGCGATCCAATTGTTGAAACATTAGAAGATGCTATTGAAACATTTAATAAATCAGCATTAGATGTTTTATATTTACCAGATTTAGGAGTAATGTTAAAAAAATGAGTAAAGTATTTTGTATAGGTAATGGTGAAAGTAGAAAAGACTTTGATCTAACTGTACTACAAGGTAAAGGTAAAGTTTATGGGTGCAATGCTATCTATAGAGATCATCCAGAACTGATTGATGTATTAACTGCTGTTGATAATGGTATCATACACGAAATATATCATAGTGGTTTTCCTTTAAAGAAGCCTTGTTACTTTAGAAACTGGACAAAAGTACCTGCTGACATGTATCAAAATATAGTAGAGGGTTTTGTATCTAAACAAGAACTTGAAGAACTAAAAGATTATGATGTTATAAAAATGAATGAGAGGGACAACTCAAAAGAGTTTGTTATTCACGGCACAACACTACAAGGTATGGTATCAATTTTAAGAAATGCTAAAAAAGATTATCCTAGAAGTACAAAAGAAATTGTAAAAAAACAAATTAAAAGTTCCCAAATCAATGTATCATGGATAAAAGAAGGTGATCAATCATATGACATAAGAGAAGTGTGGGAAGAATATAAAGACCATGGTTGGGCATGTGGTGCTTCAAGTGGATTTGTAGCGATAAAAAGAGAACAACCAAAAGAAATATATTTAATAGGCCACGACTTGGTATCTGATACAGAAAAAGTTAATAATATGTACAAAGGCACAAAACACTATGTCACACCTGATAACTCACCCACACCAGCAGTTAATTGGAAAAATCAATGGTTCACTCTTATGGATTGGAATCCAAATGTCAAGTTTATCAAAGTAAACAAAGGTATGAGTACATCATCTACAAATACACCTATACCTGAATGGCAAAAATATGTTGGCAAGAATTTAGAGTATATTACTCAAGCACAACTGCTTGACAGATTGAGTAAAAAGTGATATAATGAATATTAAATTAAGGAGTATTATATGTTAGATAATTTTATATACAATATGCTAGATAAAATAAGTAATGTATGTGAGTTTTTGAAAGAGAAAATCAAAGACAAAAATTGTCCAAGACCAAAAGATTGGATAAAAAGTTATAATGAGTTCAAAAAGAAGCATAAATAATATTATACTTACATTAATATTTAAATTAATACATACAACAATACATACAAGGAGATACATACAATGTCAAGTGCATTAGAAGCCCTAAAGAAGTCAAAGTCAAACTTTGATACACTAACTAAACAGTTA